ACCATTTGCCTTCTTTAATCTCGGCAATGACCTGTTCGATGCGGTGTTTCAGCGATTCATCTTGCCAGTTTTTATACAAAACGGCAGAAGTAATAATGTGAAACTTATTGGGAATCTTAGATAATTCGGTATTCGCAGATACAAAATTTCCTTCGGCATCCATTACAAAATTATCTGTAATGTGACCGATAATATCCGACTCAACATGCTCGAAGTTGAAAGGCTTATCTTCCGGAGAACTCCGAGCGGCCCATACTTCAGACGGAAGAAAAACATCATCGTTCAAATTCCAGCCAGTAGAAACCAACAGAGTTTGAAGATAATATAGATCGGGCTGATTTTTGTTGGTCGCGATTGCCTTAAAGCTGGCAGATACGATTTCTCGAATCTCGCTTGAGGCCTCCTCGGCTACCGCAGCGTAGGTTAGGGATGCTTTCGACGCGTCCGTGAGAATTTCGGCCAAGCCGGCTTCTCTTTCGGATTCGAAGATTTGCATATGACGTTATTCATCCTCCCATAAATAAGAGTACACCAAGATTTGGATTTGGCGTATTTCGTCAAAATTGGGACTTCTATTAAATGTGTCAATAAATGACTTAGTTGCTTCTTGGAGAAGGGAAAAAGCCGCAGAATTACCGTGTTCCGCAAGCTCTGCGGCCCGACTAATACCCTCCGGAGTGACTTCCGTAAAAGGTTTCATCTCGCATAGCATGGCAAACTTGGTATTTTCAAAAGAAATTGCCTCTGCCTCCGTTAAACCACGCAAATTTTTCTTACCAAGCTTCTCCAAAACACATGGAACGACCAATGAATTGACTTGTTCCAATGCCGATTTTGCCCACATTTCAACCATAGCTTTTGATCTAGGCTTGACGGTCTTGGTTTTACGTTTGCCGGAATCGTCTGAATTGAGTGGGCGACCTTGGCCGGATTTACCCTTACGGGCTGTTTTTGCAGTCTGCTTTGTTTGAATCAAATTGGCTTGATGTTCGTTGTTTTTATCGACCAAACTTTTTTCGCCGGGCTTTTTCGGCTGCAAATCCACTCCGACTTGACTCGGCGTCACCAAGCCTTGGCCGGTAAATTGTTCAATCAAAGATTGTTGCTCGGAACGATAAGGTGACCGTTTGTCCGGAACTTTCTTGTTTTGGCGTTCTTTTTGCTCACGAATCATTCTTCGTTTCTCCAACTCTGGAATTTCGTCAAATCGCTCAAGAATAGTCTCCATACTTATCAAATCGCGATCAGCGAGCTGGATCAACAAAGCTTTTTCGGCGGCTTCATCGGATAATGTCATTCGATCAAAACGAATTTGAGCCGGATAACGAAAGCCCATAGCCTTCTGAATTAAAGCAATCTCTTGTTCCCAAAATTCGGTAATTAGGTTGCGACCATATTGCAAGCGTTCAGTAAGCGTTTTCAATGAAATGTAATTATTCGTAAAACCGCTTTGTGTCGCGGAGCCGGTCAAAGTCGGAGGAATGCCAAGTCCAGCATAGATCGCATTGAGAGTCGGCCCATATTTCTCTTCTCCTAGAAATTTGTAGACCTGAGTATTAGATTCCTTGAAATCAATATCTGGTCCCCAAATCAAATCAAAGCCGCCGCCGCCAACATTATTCGTCAATGTATCGCTCAAACGGTCAAAAGCTTGTTTCGTCGGCATCACCTTATTTTCAAGGTCTCCGAGTCGCCACAGACGGACGGCGGAAATAGCAGAATCGCACGCCGCAATGTCAGTCAATTTCAATTTGTCGTAAAGGATGATGTCGTTGAGAATGGCGAAAGTCATAGGATTCGCCCAAATCATCCAGTCATCTTTTTTGTAGTGATAAACTGAAATGGATCGTTGATCTAAAATCATCAAGTTGTTTGAATTATTCAAGGAATTAATTACTTCCTTCGGTAACTCATCAACCATTTTCTTTTCGATTTCATTCCTAGGATTACGAATTTTGTTTCGCACCTTTATAGGAATTCTCAAAGCATAGATCAGCTTGCCGGTAAATGCCGCCAAATCTTCTCCGACAATCTCCAAGGAAAGTGGAGAAAGGAAAGTGTATCTCCAGGGAATTTCGCCCTTATCCAAAGTCACCTTTGGATTTACCGTTTGGTCAATATCAATATGCTCGGCGTCATAATTGACCGTGTTCGGCGACGGCAAATCTCCAAAATCGCCGACCGTCAAATCTGCCCTATTTTTGATGCGGGCCGTCGAGCGTTTAACTATCACATTTCCCGCCCGATAGAGCAAATTCAAAAATCGCTCTGATCTTTCCTTTCCCCTAACTTTCTTCCACCATTGCTTATAGAATGATTCGACTTGAGGATTTGTGTGAACTAAGCCAATGCCTTGACAGGCAAAATCGGCCATTAGGTCAATCACATTCTTAATCAATCCGCAAGTTTCATATGCGACCATGCAGCGGGCGATAGCCTCTTTTTGAAGCTGCGGAATTTGTTCATCCGGTCGGAAATACTCGTAATCTCGACGAGTAAAACCGGGACGGACGTTAAGATTTTGGTCGATATCCTTGAAATATCGGCGGTCGCCATAACGAGCGGCCGTATAAGATGGGACATTTTCCCCTAGCGTTTTGAACGCTTCGACCCGTTCAACCTCATTGCTCCAGGTGATATACCCTGAATCCAAATAAGGTGCGGGTTTTCCTGCCTTCGCCACTCGTTAGCCTCTTAATCGTATTATAATTGGATTACCGTTTCCCCTTAAATTAGAGTACACCAATTTTGCAATATTTTGGCTCTAGTGCCGAATCGATCGGTAAAAATCATTCAGGCCGCCGACAATATCATCCGGGCCTGAGTATAGATTGCCGTTGCCGGCCTCTTGTTGCTCGCGGGCTGTCTCGGCCAATCTGTGTGCCCAACCGCCAAAACTAGGCAATCTCGTTTCTTCGACTTTACGCATCAACTGCCGACCAATCATATTTGCCATCAATAAAGCCGAATAACGGTCTTTTCGTTGACGACCTTTTCGGCCTCCAGGCAATTTAGTTTCCGGCGTATCCCACCGGTCTCTACCATTCGGCGTTTGAGAATGAACGATCGTCGCTAATTCGTCTTTCAACTCTTCAATTTCCATTACACAATCTTCCATCGTGTCATAAATACGATTACGGTATTTATCGTCTTCGGCGGCCTCACTAAGACTCACAGCATCAAAGAATGGGAATAACAAGATTCGATCTTCGAAATCTTTTCTCATTCCATGATTGGACGCCAAAACCCAATCGGCACTAGCAAAGTTGATGATTTCTAGGATATGTAAGCCTTCCATCCCATCAGTGGGCTTTTCAATTTCTGGATCAATGGTCGGCCAAATAGGTCGCTCTCCAGGCATGATTTTGTCTTTATCATGCAGACCTTCCTCGATCGAAAAGCCGCCCCCTTGACTATCGAGGGCGATTCGCTCGCACGGAAACACTTTCATAAGGTCGCGAATTTTTCGACAACAGAAAGCATAGAAATCTTGTTCCCCTTCAGGCATCGCCTTCATACGTTCTCTATGCTGATTACGAGTTGTCGTCCAACAATAAACGATACGTCGATGATCCGGCCACAACTCAAGAATTACGATCGAAAAATTATCATGTTCCGAGGCGGGATCGATCGCCATCACATAGCGGCCAGATGACGAGCCGCGAACACTCGCTTTGAACATGACCCGCCCGCAACTTTCCATATACATCGGAGGAACATCTTTAACGACGCAGCTTTCTATCAAACTTCGCCGGAAAAACCCATTCGAATCGGTTGCAAAACATGCACCATATTCCATCTGATAGATGCCAGAATGGACCGTCGCTTTTGATCGAGCGACATGCTTGTCATCCATAAAACCTTTTGGAATTATCTCGTAAGGAATTCGAATGACCGAATAATCTCTCCAGTTGAAATTCTCGCTCAAGTCTCCCTGAAAAATCTCTTCCAGGATTTTCCTGTCTCCACGACTATTGATAATAGCCTTATATCTCATCCAATAGCGGGCGAAATGATTAAAGGCATAGTATGCCGTCCCAGACAAAATAGCTTGGTTGCCTTGACGAGTTTGAAATTTGGTTTCGTCATGATCGTTCCAAATTCCAAGAGATTTTCGCAATTCACGACGAGCCAAAACCTTGACATTATCTACGGGGGCGGCCGACACGGCTGCGAAGCCAGCGACGACGTTTTCATAAATCGCTTCAGGCACGCTAGCGAACTCGTCGCATATGATGTAGTGTGCTCGAAGCCCTCTTATTTTCGTATTGTGACTGAAGAAACCATTCGCACAGTATTCATGTGTGATTGGAACATGCAAGTCATATGTCAGCGATTCATCGTTCTTAATTGAAACGATTTCATCATAATAAATATCTGGATCGTCTAATTGTTTCAATTCATCAAGGAATGAATCGTTAGTGGATTCGTAAGCCTTAACAAACGATCTAACTAGCTCTCTGCTGGCGGTCTTATAACGCTTAATCGTCGAAGCATTACAATATTTATGTTCTGATGCCGCTTTACTTTTATGATGTGAAGCGAATTCAATCATAGCCGGCAACATTGACGGTATTTCATCACATGTTGAAATTGTGCGTTTTTTGGCAGCCAGAGCCTCTATTGCTCTGTCTTGTTTACGACCTAATCTAAATCCGATTTCCTCAATAAAAAATTTCGCATCTTTGCCGGTGATCAGAAGTTCAAAGATAGTATTCCATTTTTCATTTCTATCTCTGGATACGACGGTACAAACGATTCCATAATGGAGCAAAATATACTGGATTTGACGAATTAGTTTTTCACTAGTATTGGTTAATCCAACTGTAATACCTGTTCCGCCCTTAACGGTGCTTACTTGAATATGTCCATCTGTGTCAAATATTCCCTGCAAACATGCAGTCATTTTTTCGCGTGTCGCGGAGAGAATTGTAGACGGTAATATCTTATTCAAGCCGTGACATGTTTCTAAATTCCAAAAATTCAACCAATTGTTTCTTTTTACTTTGCCTCGTAAACGAAAATGATGCTGATCACACTTCGAAAACTTATACCCAATACCTTTCTCTACAGCTTCGATCAACTCTTCATCTTGCGTAGCATATCCAAGAGAATAATGATCGGTCCAGCAACCGTCTCCAATCATGCAGCCAAGAGCATATGCTTGATCAGTCGTACAATTAAAATTTCCATGATGCCATCTAACCGAACGATCTATCAGAATTTTATCTCCGACAGTCATTTGATCGGCTCTCACCCAATCAATTTTGCCATTGCGTATAATTTTCATCCGATGATTAAAAGTCGATCCAAATGAATAACCCTTTCTAGTGGTTATTCGCTTAATCTCTACTATTCCGTTACAATACGATTCATCCGAACATCTAAATTTTCCATTTCCCCAGATTTTAACCTTACGATCTAAAATATGTTTTTCTGAAATCTTTTCGTCATGAAAACGATCAATAGTCGAAAAGCAATCGTCGTAAGTCGTTAGTGTGTCAGGACTTAGGCACCCGTCTCCGAGCGGAATGCAGAGTGCGATACTTTGGCCAATCCTGAAACTGCACATATCAATCGATGTATGCGGTCCCTGCGTTCGGTCTTTTTCGCCACAGATACTACGGAGCAACGGAGCATTACGCCAAATAGTAGCCATGTATTCGAAAATAACTTTGGCTTGACGAAACGCCGCTCCGCAAATCACTATTTTTGCTCCAGGCGTCAACAGCATTCTCAGAACGCAATAGACGGCCAAGATAAAAGATTTACCGAATCCGCGAGAAGCGATCAGCATTGGAAATGGTCGAATCCAAAGCTCTTTGAGCATTGCCGCCTGCAATGGTAGCAACTCAATGTTCAACCAAGACCGACACACAAAGTAAAAATAATCTGGATTAGTAATCACATCCAATAAGGCGGACGGAATCTCTTCGTCGCCTCGGAAAAATCCCTCTGATGTAATGCTTCGCACGCTGGTATACTCCAAAATATTTGGAATATTCCAATGTGCAAATTCAAGCATTTTTTCTCGCTCTTTTAATTTGAGCGATGTATTAACCATATAAACCTTTTAGAAAGCCTTCATGAAACACTTTGAACATGTGTCTCAGATACATTTCAGCATCCTTAGTGTTGCCGGCGAATACGATCGGAATGCCAGATATCTGAATCTCGATCAGTCGCCGTTGCATGAATCGAACGGCATGAGGCAAGAGCTTCGGCCATTTGGATTCGGGAATACCTGATTTTTTGGGAAAGGAAAGCAGATCGGCCAGAGTAAATTCCAGCAATAAACATTTGACCGGAAAAGACTGCAACCGCTCTAATTCGTTGGTGAAACGCTTTTTGGTGAGGCTGCCGTAGAGTTCGCCGCTAGAAAACTTGCGTTCCACCGTGATAATTTGCTCGCAGCCTTGAATAGAATAGTCGCCTGTTTTGAGGGCGGCGAGAACGGTTCCGGCACTTGCATCAGTCTCCGGAACCCAATACCCATTGCGTTCGCGTGTATCACGAACGACCCAATACTTGCTCATTACCCTGCCGTTACGATACGTATGAATAATGTGGCATACATATCTTCGTGTTTAGTTACTAGTTTATGATGAGTGTGGCATAGAGTAATGCCATTACTGACTTGATATCGAATTGTTGGATGGTCGGCCCAACGACGAATGTGATGAACTTGGAGTCGATCGCTAGAAGTGCAACCAGGAAAGCGGCAACGCCCATTATCTCGTTGTCTGACCGCTTTTCTCCACTTGGTATAAGCTGGATCAGAATAATTACGACTCGTCATTGACCATATCCTTAACCAATTGGGTAAAGGAAATGGTAGGCTCCCAACCAAACGCTTGATGAGCTTTTTCATATCGTCCCCGTAAGTATGGCACTTCGGCCGGACGGAAAAGCGTCGGATCAATCTCGACAAACTGATGCCAGTCGTCGATTCCTAATTCAAGAAATGCCCGATACAAAAACTCTCTGACGGTATGTGTCTCGCCAGTTGCAATGACATAATCGTCTGGCTCTGGCATTTGCAACATAGCGTGCATTGCGACGATGTAGTCTTGGGCGTGACCCCAATCCCTCGACGCTTCCAAGTTTCCAAGCTTCAATTTGGGAAAATCTTTAGGAAGCATCGGGAGACTGCTCCCTAGTTCGTAATTAGCGTTTTCCTTCAGCAATCGTAGGTAGTTAGTAATCTTTTTGGTCACGAAATTATCGCCGCGACGAGGAGATTCATGATTGAACAGGATTCCGCAACTGGCGTGGATTTCATATGCCTTGCGATAGCAGGCTACCATTTGATGTGCAGCAAGCTTGGCAATTGCATAAGGCGACTGAGGGGCGAAAGGCGTATTTTCATCTTGAAAATGATCGAATGACTTCGTAACCGACGAACCAAACATTTCACTCGAAGAGGCTTGATAGAATTTTGCTTTGGGAGCAAACATTCGGATTGCTTCAAGACAATTAAGACAGCCTCCGGCCGTCACATCCCAGGTTAATTGAGGTTGGTTGAAACTTGTACCAACATGAGATTGAGCGGCCAAGTTATAGATTTCAGCCTCAGTACCATGCTCAGATATGATACTCGCTACCGACCATGGATCAGTGATGTCGCCTTCGACATAATAAAATTGGGGAAAGGAAAAAGCCTGATGCAACCGCTCAGTATTATCTATGCTGGATCGCCGGCCGACCGCAGTAACCCGGTAGCCCAACTCCAACAAATATTCCGATAGATATGATCCGTCTTGACCGTTGCCGCCGAAGATAATCGCTTGTTTAGGTGTCATTTTTTGGTTTTTTATTCCTTTGATTTTTCCATCCATATTGGAAAGTTTGCTCGTTATGACACGCCCCGCAAACAACTTTGCCAGCGTCCAAAAAACAAACAAACTTCTCGTCATCTTCCTCTATTAAATCATTGCAAGAGGCACAATAAATTTCGTCTTCCATTAGTATTCCTGATGTGCGGGATTATCCATTTCCCTATCAGGAATCTCGGGCACTTTGACAGTATCCGGCGTCAAGAATGGTTGATCGAAAATACCGTCATCATATCTATGTTCGGCTGAAACTCGTTTAACTTCCTCGGCGACAGCTATTTTCATCAATTCCATTTCGTGAGCATCTTGTTCGCGAATCTTCTGCTCGTTGTGAAGCCGAATCCAGTCAAAAATTGTCATCTTACCGCTTTCAATACGATCAAGTCTTTGATCGCGAGTG